TGCACCGACCGCAACATCATTTCGTAGAGGCTGACATGCCGAGCACTCCCTCCACCCGGTTGCGCGTCGAAAAGCAGGCGCTTGGGGAAAATAGCGCGCTGTGGGGCGCTCCGAAACTCAATGCCGCCATCGACCGCCTGGAAGAGGGCATTGCGGGCGTTCTCACCGTCGCCATTGCCGGCACCACCACGACACTGACCAGCACCAACTACAGCGCCGACCAAGCCCGGTACGCCTGCCTGATCTTCACGGGGACATTGAGCGCGAACAGCACCATCGTGGTCCCGAATGTCGAGAAAACCTACCTCATCGTCAACAACAGCACCCAGGGCGCCTACAGCCTGACCATCAAAACCGCCGCCGGCACCGGCTACGCGCTGCGGCCTGGGCCGCAACAGGTGTTCTGCGACGGGACGGATGTCTACCGGGGAACGCCGACCTTCGAACAGTTGCCGGTTGGCCAGATCGCCACTGATTCGAGCGGCAATGTTGGAATTGGCTACACCACAGCGCCAGCCACGGCCGACACGCGGCTGCTCTCGGTCAAGGGACCGGCGACCGGCCAGGGCTACGGCGGCATCCGGGTCGAGGCTGGCATTAACACCAAACAGGGAATCTTACAGGTCAGCGGCTCGGCCGGCGATGTCATCATGGGCTGCGACCCGATCACCAACACCACCGGGTCGGCCTACATTGATGCCGGAGGTGTGGCATCGGCCCGGTTCATGCCGGGCGGCTACATGGTTTTTCAGGGTTCGCTGGCGACGACGACGACGCCCGGCTATCCGCCGTACGGCACCACGCTGGGCATCGGCCTGTGGGGAGCCAACGGGCGCGTGTTCATTTCACAGGACCAATTTTCCTACTGGAACACAACTTTAGCGGACAGCAATTTCGTCGTCTTCGCGCACAACGGGACGGCTGTCGGCGGTATCGGCATGGTCGGCGCGACCACGGCCTATTACACATCGTCGGACTACCGGCTGAAGCAGGATATTGAGCCCATGACCGGGGCGGTGGAGCGGCTTTCGAAGCTGCGGCCCAGCACCTTCGCCTTCAAGAGCGACCCGGACAGAGTGGTTGACGGTCTGATTGCTCATCAGGTCCAGGAGATTTGCCCCTATGCCGTTTCGGGCGAGAAGGACGGCGAGGAGATGCAGCAGCTGGACAATTCCAAGTTGGTGCCGCTTTTAATCGGCGCTGTCCAGGAGCTGACGCGGCGGCTTGAGCTGCTTGAGGACGCCGTCTGATGGCCCTGACGCGCGTCGATATGCGCCCTGGCATCGTGATGGACGACAGCCCGCTCGCGTCCGAGGGCGGCTGGATCGACAGCGATAAAATCCGATTTCGGCAAGGTTTGCCGCAGGTGATCGGGGGCTGGGCGGCGGTCAACACCGATCTCTTCGCCGGCAAATGCCGGGGGCTCCATGCCTGGGCGGCCTATGACGCTGGCCCCCGGATTGCGGTCGGCACGCACACTAAATTATATGCGGCTGTGGCCGGCGGGCTGTACGACATCACACCATCAGGTCTGGCCGCCGGGCTGGAGGACAGTCTCGGCACCACGGCCGGCGGCTACGGCAGCGGCACCTATGGCAGCGGCACCTATGGCGGCGTCAGTGCGCTGACCGAGATTTTCCCGAGAACGTGGTCGTTCGCGACCTGGGGCGAGTACCTGTTGGCCTGCCCGCGCGGCCAGACGCTCTACCAGTGGAGCCTGGACACCGGCGTGATCGCGGCAGCGGTCACTAATGCCCCGACCAACATTGCGGCGGTGTTTGTGACGGCCGAGCGGATTGTGGTGGCGTGCGGCGCCCAGCCCTACGGGTCAGTCACCTTCGACCCGCTGCTGGTCCGCTGGAGCGACCAGGAGGACAACACCGTCTGGACCCCGACAGCCGCCAACCAAGCCGGCGAGTACCCGTTGAGCCATGGCGGCCGGGCGGTCAGGGGCTTGCCGTCCAGGAAAACAAACCTAATATGGACCGATGCCGCGCTGTACAGCATGACCTACCTTGGGGACCCGGTCCTAGTCTACGGGTTTGAACTCCTGGGTCAGGGCTGCGGCTTGATTGGTCCCAACGCCTGCGCGGAAAAGGATGGCGCTGCCTTCTGGATGACCAGAGGCGGCCAGTTCTACAGCTGGTCGGGCGGCTCGCCGCAAGCGCTTGTCTGTCCGGTCCAGCGCTATGTGACAGACAACCTCAATTGGCTCCAATCAGAGAAGGTCTACTGTTCAATCGACAGCGCCAACAACGAAGTGCTGTGGCTGTATCCGGACAGCAGAGACGGGGATGGCGACGAATGTTCCCGGTATGTCCTTTACAATTACATCGAAAACCTCTGGTCGGTCGGCAGCTTCGACCGGACGGCCTGGATCGACGCGGGCGTGCTGCAGTACCCGATAGCGGCCGACACCACCGGGCTGGTCTACTATCAGGAATACGGCCACACGGCCAATGGCGGAGCGATTACCGCATTCCTGGAATCGGCGCCGCGCGATCTGGCGGACGGTGACCAGCTGGCGAGTATCCTGCGCATCCTGCCCGATGTCGAGGACCTGCAGGGCGGCCTGACCATCACGCTGTCCGGGCGCATGATGCCGGCCGGGGCCGAGGCGTCGAGCGGCCCGTACACCATCATGAGCAGCACGGAAAAAATCGATCTGCGGCTGACCGCCCGTCAGTTCAGCGTGCGGATGGACAGCAACAGCGCGCCCAGTTTTTGGAGGTTTGGCGCCCCGAGATTCGATATCCGCCTGACCGGCAGCAAGAGGTAAACCCCCCATGGCGACGACGACCACAACGACCACGCCAACCGGCTGGGTCGATCAGGCGCAGTACGGCAATTTTCAGAATGCGCTGCAGCTGTCGCAGCGGCCCTACCAGCAGTATGGCGGCCAGACACAAGCCGGCTGGGACCCGGGCCAAGCGACCGCCTACAACGCGATCATGAACGGGGCCGGCGTCGGGATGGGCGCCATGCAGCAAGCCCAGGGGGCCGCCCTGGGCGCTGCCAACTGGCAACCGCAGCAGGTCGCGGCGCAGGGCTATCAGCCCTGGATGCAGGGATGGCAGGACACCGTTGCGATGAATGCCGGCCCGGCGGCGCAGGCGGGGGCGGCGCAGATGGGCCGCGGCGAGGTCGGCAACGTGGCTGCCGGGCAGTTTCCCGGTGCCAATCTGAACGCCTACCTGAACCCGTTCACCGGGAGCGTCATCAACACCACCTTGGGCGAGCTGGGCCGGCAGAACAACATCCTGCAGAACCAGTCAAATGCCCGGGCAAGCGCTGCAGGCGCCTTCGGCGGCAGCAGACAAGCCGTCATGAACTCCGAGAACAACCGCAATTTCCTGGATGTCGCGGGCAAGACGGCGGCCGGATTAAATCAGGCCAATTTCGGGCAGGCCCAGGCCGCCATCAACGCCGACCAGAACAGGGACCTGCAGGCGCAGCAGCTCAATCAGGCCCAGGACTGGAACGTCGGCAGCGCCAACCTTGCCAACCGCCAGCAGTCCGGCCTGCAGAACATGCTGCAGGCCAACCAGATGGCCCAATACAACGCCGGTCTGGCCCAGACGGCGAGCGGCCAGAGTGCGGCGGCCCGCAACGCGGCACTGACGGCCCAGGCTGCCGCTGGCAACGAGGCCGGCCGGTGGAACTCGGACATCAACCTGAAAGCCCAGCTCGCCAACCAGCTGGCCGGCCAGAGCGGCGCTGACACCCGGCTGAAGGCGGCCAGCGCTCTGAGCGGCATGGGCCTGGATGAGCAGCGCCGGGCCTTCAATGCGGCCCAGGCGCAGTGGGACATGGGATCGCGCCGGCAACTGTTCGACCAGGGGGTTTATGACGAAGCCCGCAACAACTGGCAGGCCCAGCGGGATTACCCGCTGAAACAGCTCCAACTCCTCCAGGGCGGCCTGAGCGGGATGTCACCCGGCACCATGAGGACGGAACCGTACTACTCCAACACCGGGGCGAACATCCTGGCTGGCGGCCTGGGGGCTGCCCAACTGGCCAGCTACCTGCCCGGCGCCATGAACGGCATCGGGGCGGCCTACAACGGCCTGAGCGGGCTGTTCAGCAACGCCAGCCAGATGCCCAACAGTATCTATGACGCGGGCGCCATGGGCGGCGAAGACCTGCTGGCGAGTCTATTCGGATGAACCGATTGAAGGTCAAGCCGGCATCTCGGCGTGATGTGGCCGACACCGCGCGCCTGAAGGCGGCCGGCACCCCCTCCCACATCAACGCTCGCGAAGAGCGGATGCTGAAGGAGGTGATGCCGCAGGCCGCCGGTCCCGTCATCACGCGCGGCTTGCTGGCGGAAGCTGGCACCCGGGGTGACGACCGGCTGACCAACCTCATCCCGGCAGAAAAGGAACTGCTCAGGCGGCACGGCGGTTCAGGCGACAGGAACCCCGTCACCGGGCTGTTGCAATATGGTGACGGTATGGGCGGCTCGGACAATCCGGGCGGCGGACACAATGCCGATGGCCCCGGCGGCAGTCCCGGAGGCAGTGGCGGCTACAGTGGCGGCGGCTACAGTGGCGGGGGCGGCTACAGTGGCGGGGGTGGCGGCTACTATGGCGGCGACGTCAACAGTAAGCCATCCATCGCCGACATGTCCTTGTCCGACCTGCAGGACCAATTCAGCCAGCAGCACGGGAGTTTTATCGACAGCCTCCTGTCGATGCCGGCCGGGTTCAAGGCGCCGGGCTACGAGAGCCTGTCAACCCGGCAGTACTCGCCGCTCGACACGTGGTCGCGACTGGCGGAAACGGCGCTGTTTGGGCCGCCGGGCAAGATCAACGCCCCGGGGAAGTTCGGTATGCCCACCGGCCTGGGACCGGGCATCACCCGCACGGCGCTGTCCAGTCTGGTTGCGGGTCCGGCCGCTCCCGCCCTGTCCGGCTTGATGACGCTGGGCGGCTGGATGCAGGCCAGCATGTCGCCGGCAGCGCAAGCGAGATCCCAGGCCGAAATGTCGGCCCGGGGGGCGATGAACTCAGGCGGCAACAGCCACACTGCAGCCGGCACATCAGCAGGGCGGGCGCCTGGATTTTCGTCGGGAGCCGAAACTGCCAGGCTGTCGGAAGCTGCTCCTGCTCTTGGAAATCCCGTCAACGCCCTGGCCCAGAACCCCTGGGTGACTGAGGCAAATCCTGACAACACCCTTACCCTGGAAAGCTCGATTGGCCGGAAACAGGCGTCATCTGACCGGGCGTCACCTTTGCGGAACATGCTGATCGATTACATCCTGACTGGCCGGCAGGGGGATAGCTGGTGGTGATGAGCTGGGAACCCCTGATCGATGAGGCCAGCCGGCGGTTCGGCGTGCCGCAGGACATCATCACGAGCGTCATGGGAATCGAGAGTGGCGGCCGGCGCGGTGCTGTCTCGCCCAAGGGCGCCAGCGGCCTCATGCAGGTCATGCCAGCAACCTACACGGAACTGGCCGGCCGGTACGGCCTGGGGCCGGACAGGTTCGAGCCACGCAACAATGTCACCGCCGGCACCGCCTACCTGCGGGAGAACTACGATCAGTTCGGCAACTGGCCCGACGCGGTACGGGCCTACAACGCCGGTCCTGGCCGGCTGCAGCGGGTCAAGGCCGGTGCGTCGGATTTGCCGCAGGAAACCACCGACTACGTGAACACCCCCGCACTGAAGAATGTGCTGGCGCAGTTTGGACAGAATAAGAGGGCTGACATGCCGCCGTTTTCAGGAGCGACCAGGAATCCCACCGGCAGTGACCTGAACTGGTGGGGCGGCGGCCTGCTCTCGGACCAAGCTCCGCTTGGCCGATACCCCGGCACCGTCAACTGGAACGATGGCCTGGGCCTGCTGAGCAACGCCGGCCAGACGCCAAGCCAGCCGCCCAGGACCGAACCGACCACGGACACGACCCAGACCCAGCGCCTGGATGTGTCGGGCCGCATCAACGAGCTGCTGCAGCAGATGGCGCAGCCCTACGATGCCGGGCCGAGGCTGACCCCGGGGCAGTACCAGCTCGCCGGGGCCGGCGGGGCGGTTGGCAAGCTGGCAGGGGTCCATAACCGCCGGGTCGGCATCGGCGAGCTGCTGGGCGCCCTTGGCGGTGGGTTGACCGGCGGCACCGAACTGGCCCGCAAGGCCGGACATGACGAGCGGACGCAGCAGTTCGGCGAGCTGGCCAACATGGCCAAGCTGCAGGGCTACCAGCGCGATCAGGCGGCGGCGCAGAACAAGATTAGGGCGGCGCTGGCTTACGCCGATGAGCTGGAGAAATCCGGCGACCCGCAGAAGCGCCAGATTGCGGCGGCGCTGCGGCTCGACCCGACCAACATTGACGAGATTATCAAGGCGCAGGCCGGCAAGATTTGGGAGAAGAGCCAGCCGGCGACCAACATCAACCTCAACACAGCCGAGAACAAGGGCGCCATTGCGCTGACTGAGGGCCGGGTCAAGCGCTACGAGGACATCCGGCTGAAGGGTGAGAACTCGAACCGGATGCTGAACAAGCTGGGTCAGCTCGAAGAGGTGCTGAATGAGATTGGCACCACGGGACCCGCAACGCCGACCATCAGCAAGCTGATTGGCTGGGCGCGGCAGGCCGGTATTCCCACCGAACAGGTCAACGACTTCTACAAGACGTGGACCGGTGAGGGATTGGCTGACCCGGCCAAGGTTGACCTTGCTACCAAGCTGATTCAGGACTTCGTGACCAGCTCGATCAAGACGCTGGGCGCCAACCCGACCGACACCGACCTTGCCACCCTGCAGCAGGCCAACCCGAGTATCACCAATCAGGCGGAAGCGAATCGCTACATCATCCAGCACAGCCTGCGGCCGCAGTTCGAGTACGACCGCGACCTGTGGAACCACGTGCGCGGCCTGGACCGTCAGGATCAGACCCTCGATACCCTGGAAACCAAGGTCTACGACTTCGAACAGCGCCGAATGGAAGAGCGCCGCGCCCAGGAAGAGCGTGACCGGAGAGCTGCGCCAACCCAGCGCGCCGTGACCGGCGACCCGCCGCCGCCGGGGATGACACCCCCGGAACCGGGTGCTTTGTGGAACGAGAAGTACAAGAAATGGGTAAAACCCGATCCTAACCGGCCCGGGCAATGGCTGGGGCTTGACTGAGGAGTTTTGCGAGATGGACCTGAGAAGCCTGTTTGGCGGTCTGCTGACCCCGGATTCAGCCGACGCCCCGGCGCCGCTGCCGATGGACCCTATGGATCAGGCGTTGCCGCCGCACCTCCGGCAGTTCTATGGCAGTCCAGGGAGTGCTCCGACTTTGCCCCCGCCGGCCCTGAACCGGCCGCAGCCGGGCCAGACCGAAACCCCGCGCGAGGTGCCGCTGCAGGAAAAGGCAATGGCGGCGGCGCGGTCAGCCTACAACGATGTCATGAGCGGCGCCGGGAGTATGACCGAGGGCTTGCTGGGGCCGCTGGAGCGGGGCGTTAACGCGGTGGGCGATGCGGCCAGAGGTGCTGCCGGTGCCGTGGGCGACGTCGGCGATGCCGTGGCGCGGGGCTGGCGTGATGGTCAGTTGCGGGGCAAGGAAAAGTTCTACACCGACGACATGAACGCGGGCCGGGCGCAGGCCAACTGGCCGCCGCTGCCGCCCCGCGACCCGAGCGACCCTTACTATGGTCACGAGTACCCGCAGCTGAAGCGGCCCCAGCCCGGCCAGGACTGGTCCGATGACCCGCCAATCCGGGGCGAGGAATGGTATGCGCGGCACTACACGCCGCAGGAACGGCGCCGGGTGGGGCCACTGAAGCCGAACGGCATGAAACGGACCTGACGATGCTGAGACTCAACATCGGCCGGCAGCCGGAACCAAGCTCCGTCTTCGCCGTCACCGACCGGCCGACAGCCAAGAGCTGGGCGCCGCTCGAAGGTAACCCCTGGGCGACGGGGCCGGCCGAGGAGAAGGGTGCCAAGGGCCAAGGGGGCAGCGGTTCGAGCTGGTCACCGCTGGACTTCGACCCCTGGAGCCTGGATGCCATCACGGGACCGGCGCCCAAGCCTCAGCCGGCGCCGCCGGCCCTGAACCGGCCGCAGCCGGGCCAGTCCCCCGTCGAGATGGAGCCGAGTGCGGTCTACCGGCCCGACCCGGAACCGTATTTCGACGGGCTGTTCGGTCAGGGAGCCCAACGCCTGGAGCCGACGACCGCACCCAAACCGCCACCTGACCCGACCATCAATTATCCCGTGACCAACGACCCGCAGGTGCGCACGGCCGAGAATGCACTCCGCGAGCTGCACGGCCTGCCCCCGGCCGAGACTGACCGGAGCTGGGCGGAACGGGCGGCCGATACCCTGAACGCCACCCCGATTGGCACCGGCCGGGTTCGCGACCTCGACCCGCGCGGCCCGGGCGCTCAGGCGGCATTGCGGGGGCAGGTCGAGGCGACCCCCTACCGGGCGGCTGCTGGCGACGGCAGCCAAGCCGGCCCTGCGGTTCCCGGCACTGTCGCCTACGACCCCCAGAGCGGCGATCAATTCGGCGGCCACGCCAGCAACATGGCGCTGGCCAAGGCGTCCTTGATTCCGCTGACCAGCCAGGAAAACCTGTCCAAGCGGATTATGATCTACGCCCAGGACCTGGGCGTGCCGCCGGACAGGTTCTTTCTCGGGCCGGATGGTCAGTTCAAGTACGTGGACCGCAGCGGGCAGGTGTTCGCCGTGGCGCCAACGATTGGCGGCGGCAACCTGACCCAGGCACCGCTCGACATGGCCCGGCGCGTCATGACCCAGGGCGCCAACAACGCCGGCCCTCTCGGCACGATGGCCGTTGCCGGGGCGGCGGGGATGGTGACGGGGCCGGAGAACTACGGCCCAACCGCGATGATCATGGCCGGGGCCGGGGGTGCCTTGGGCGACCTTGCGGCCCAGGCGGCCGGCAACGAGTTCGCGGCCCAGTCCGGCTACCGGCCAAGCGTGGCGCCGACCAGCGGCCAGAGTGATATCAACTGGGGCCATGTCCTGGGCAGCGGCCTGGAAAACGCCGGCTACGAGGCGTTCGCGCGGATTACGCCGGCCCTCCTCCACATGATGGGGCCACGCCTGTTCGGCGGAAACCCATTCCGCCTAACCGGGGTGATGGCGCAGGATCTCGCCCGCATCCTGGAGGATGATTTAAAGAACGGCGGCACCATCCTGAAGCGCGCCCAGGTGGCGCAGGAGCTGGGCCTGCCGCTGACCCCGGCGGACCTGCTGCAGGTGACCCGGGGCGTGGGCGGCAATTCCAGTGACATGTTTGCCATGCGCACCCGGCTCTACAACGTGCTGGCGCAGAAAGAGAACACGCTGGCGACCTTGGGCGGCAAGCGCGGCGCCAAGGCCGAGCAGCTGATGCGGGAATACTACGTGCACCGGGCGCGCGACCTGTTTCCTAACGCGGTCGGCAAGGTGGTGGACCGGATTAGCCCGGTGGACAGCCCGACACTCGGGTTCGAGATGTTCAAGCACGCCGCCGATAACCTGCTGGTCGGGCTGGAGCGCTCGCGCCTGCAAGCCGGACATCAGGCTGGCTGGGGCAGTCTGTTCACATCGCCGGTCATGGCCAATCCCGTGCCGGTCATTCGGGAGGTTGAGCAGCGCCTGGAGCATGCCGCCGGCCCTATCCGGAAGGAACTGGAGGCCATCCGGGGCGAACTGACGACATCAGGCCACTACACCCAGGGCGGGACCACGGTCCAGCGGATGGACCCGGTGACTGATTATCAGCGGCTCCATCAGGTGCGCTTGGGGCTGGAACGGCGGATTGACGAGCTGAAGGTGCCGGGGTCGGGGTCGGCCGAGAAGACTGAGATACTGAACGAGCTGGAAGGCATCCGCGACACGCTGCGCCACCAGCTCAACCAGCACCCGCTGTACCGCACCGGAGACATGGCGTTCCAGCAGGCTGGCGGCGCCATCACCGACGCCCGCAATGGGGTCCTGCAGCTGCTGCGGCGCGACCCCAAGATCCAGGAGCGGCTGGGCGGCCCGCTGGCCGACAGCGGCCCGACCACCATCCGGGCAGCCAGAGAGCTGTTCGAGCAGGCCGGGCTGGGCGCCGCCTGGGACGCCCATGTCAGGGCCTACCTGGAAACCCACCTGCGCGGCGCCGGCCAGGGCTATCAGGTTGGCCTGAACTTCGCCAACGGGGTGGCCAGCCAGCCCAAGCTGCACGCCGGTCTAATGGAGATGGTCAGGGACCCGAAGACGCGCGACCTGCTGGAGGGCCTGATCGACAGCGGGTTCGCGATGGACCAGCGCGCCAAGGGTCTGGAGCGGTTCGCCGACCAAGCCGTCAAGCCGAACGCCAAAGTTCTCAACCCCAACGGCTCCCAGGTAATCGACAAGGCAACCGGCCTGCTGACCCCCATCCGCTCGCTGGCCGAGCGGGGCCGTTCAATGCAGGAATGGGTGGACACCAAGGGCATCCACGACCAAGCCTTCCAGGTCACGCAGCCGGCGATGAAGAATTATAAGGAAATGACCGACACCGTTGTGCCGCTGGGCGGCCACCGGGGAGAGCTGTTCGAACGCGGCCTGTTCGCGGCAGCCCCGGCTATCGAGAGTGCCACCGACCTGATCCCGCGCGTCAGTCCGTTGTGGCTGGCGCACCAGCTGGGCCGGCTGCTGCCGCCGCTGGAACGTGACCCCTCGGCGCCGGACCTGAAGATACCGCGGCGCGGCCTGCTGTCGCTGCTGCCTGAGTAGTTACGCCGGGTTGCGCCGGGTTACGCCGAGACAGGATGAGAAATCTGTGCTGGGCGCTGATAGCTATCTTTCTAGCTACCTTTCTATCTAGCTGCGTGGAGGGGAAGTACATCGAAATGCCGGAAAACGTGGTGCCCCTGCACAAGGGCGATGCCGAGGTGCTGGCGAGAACTTTGTACGGGGAAGCTCGCGGGGAAGGTGTAGCTGGAATGACAGCAATCGCGTGGGTTGTTGTCAATCGAACGAAGCGGGAAGGAGGCCGGTTTCCAGATACCATTACGGGTGTCTGTAAACAGTTGTACCAGTTCAGCTGCTGGTCGAAGTCCGACCCGAATTTCGCCCTGTGCCACGCCGTGACCGAGAGCGACCCCAGCTTCGCGCTGGCGCTGTGGGTGGCGGCCGGGGTGCTGGCCGGGCAGGTGCCTTCCCCGATTGGAAAGTCAGATCATTACCACGCAGCCAGTATGAAGACCTACCCGGCCTGGGCATCAAAGATGAGGAAGACTGCCAGGATTGGCGCCCATATATTCTATCAGGAATGATCTGTACGGTTCCGGACACTGCAATGTTAACCAAGGTTATATTATGAAAGGCGGAGATTTTTCACAGGTAGGATGCTGCAATGCGGTGGTTCTGGGAATGGCTGGTGCCCTGCATGGTAGGGGCGTGAGATGTCCTGCGTCGGTGTCTGGATTCCGATGACAGATGAGGAGAAGGCCGCGCGCATGGCGGGCGCCATCCTGAACAGTTTGGACACCTGGATATCCCAAGTTGAAGAAATCGAGGCGTGCGCAATCCCTGTCACCAACAACAAGCGGCGGGCGTTGCATCTTTTGCGGGCAATGCAGCAGGCCAAAGGCGCGCTGCGGCAAATTGCCGGGCTGGACCAATAAACCTTTAACACTTCCGTGGTACCTATAAGGTAGCAGCTGGGGCTGGTGGGAATTTCCGTCCCCACTCGATGCGGCGCGACGCGGCACTGTGCGCCGTGCGGCCCCTTGCTGCATACGGGGTGGATTTGATGAGCAAGGTATTTCAGTTTGTCGCCGCGCGTCTGTCCGAGCCGACCACATGGCGCGGCCTGCTGTTCATCGGGACGTCGGCCGGCATCGTGTTGCGGCCCGAGCTGCAGAATGCCGTCGTGGCGGCTGGCATGGCGCTGGCCGGGCTGATTGGCGTGCTGGTTCCTGACCCCTCGGCCGGGCTTGCCCGGTCCGATGCACCGCCTGCAACTCCGACCGAGTGACCCACCATGTCCTTCTTTGGCGGCATGGATGCCTCAGAGCGCAATGACCTGCACGAGCTGATTAGTCTCCTGCTGGCCCGCATCGATACCCAGCGCCGGCTGAACGAGGATTTGCTGCGCCGGCTGAACGCGGCCAACGAGCGGCTGCAGTTGCTGGAAGCTGTTCACTACGGGACGTGTTGATTTGGGCTCAATCCGCAAGCGCCTGCTGTCCGACATGGAAATCTGCCGGTTGTACCAGCAGGGACTTTCTCGCGCAGAAATCGGCTGGAAGGCAAGGCTGTACGATCCCGAAATCCTGGTCATTCTGAGGGCCAATGGCGTGCAGCTCCGCACCAGCGGCGAAAGCCGGGCGCTGAGCTATGCGCGCCGCCGGGAGCGGGAGCGGCTCAAGGCTTGACCACACTGTCTGGATGCGCGACACTGGCCCCGGCAATCATGCCATGAACTGGCGCTCTTTGTGTTCTGCTGATCAACTGCAAGCCTCTCTCCACGGACGAAAACCCCGGATGGAAACGGCGCCCCTGAGCAACCGGGCGCCGTTTTCGTGTAAGCGTGGTTACGTGTAACCGTGGTTACGTGGTTTCGTGTTTCCGTGCTTCCGTGAAAGCGTGCAGGGTGGTGCGCAGCCGGTACGTCAGCTCGATGATCGAGAGGTTGGTTACCTCGCCGGCATCAATCAGCCGCTCCATCTCGGTGAGGTGGCCGGTCAGCTCGGAGGCGATGGCTTTAAACTCATCTTCCAGGGCAGTATTCTTCACGGGGATTTAACCTCTGTTGCGGATGATGGGGTGTCCTGCCCGGTTGCCTACTCTCCGCACACGGCCCCGCTGGTCCCCACCAGCGGGGTTTCTCATGCCCATTCCGCCTTCTCGTACTCGGCCGAGGCGCAGGCAACGCTCAGGGCGAGACTGTCCCGCAGCGCTTTCAGGTCCTGATAGACCGGGTCATCGATGACTTCGGCGCACTGCCCCATCAGGCAGAGGACGGATTTCAGGACCTGGGTGTTGGGCGCGGCGCGGGTGGTGTGGCGGTAGAGCGCTACCGGTTCGGCGCTGTGGTAGCGGGCATTGAAGGCTCGGGTGTTGAGTTTGACCAGGGCCTGCCCGATGTCGGTCGCCTTGCCCGAACTGACCGTGATGCCGGCGAACTTGGGCAGGCCGCTGCCGAGAACGTACGTGACAATCCGCTCGATGGTTCGCTCTTCGCAGATGTAGCCCATGGGCTGTGGTCCTTTTTGTCAAAATGGGACAGCGCGGTTTTTTTCAACCGCCCCCGTCCTATTATCATGACTGACTTCCTTCTTGAGGTGCTGGCGAAGAGTCTCGTTCTCTTCACGGAGTTCCTCGTTCTGGCGGTACAGCCGCTCAGTCTCGTGCAAAAGAGCTTCCAGTTCCTCCTCAACGGTGAGGTCATGCGATTGCATGGTGTTTCCTTTCCGGGAAACGGGGCTGCGCGATATCCTTGGGGGTATGACCAACCTTGCATTTATCGAAACTGAGAGCTGGCACCATTCGACCGATTGGTAAAATGTCAGCGGAGATCTGACCGGAGGATTTGCTGGCGCGCCTGAGCCAACGCCACTTCGGCCTGGGCGCGCAGATGAGAGGCTTCTTCGTAAAGCTTGGCTGCCGTATCGTGGAGCTTGGCGGCGGCCTGCATGTCCTCCTTCCAGCGCTCCCGGCGCACCGCCTCCTCAGCTTCCCACTCCCGCCAGACCCGCCACTGGCGCTTGGTGCTCCAGGCCGACCACAGCAGGACCGGGCACATCAGCCAGATCAGAAATGTGGCAGCGACCCGCATGGGCAGCATCCAGTCGGGAAAGTCCATCAGGTGTTCCTTGGCGTGTAGCCATAGCGCGCCTCGATGACCTCCAGTGTCCGAGTGGCGTCCTCCGGCTTCAGGACGTTTTTAGCGAGCAGCTGGAGGGCGAACAGGGCCACGGCGAGCGCCGCGCGCAGGCGGATTTCCTCATCTTCATCCAGGTTTTGCATAAGTCCGCCCCTTTTTGAAAAACTGCGGATTTGGAGTGTGCGGAAAAGGCGAAATCATTTCCGCACACTCCTTATGCCGGCTTTTTCTCACTGGGGACGTGCTTGGCAACTCCGATATGGCCGTAGCCGCACTCCGGGCAGACGCCCAGGCTCATGGCGTCGAACGCTTCCGGCAGGGTCAGCGGCCGGCTGATACGGGGGTGGACCAGTGCCCACTGGTGGCAGCATTGCTGGCACTCAGCTAGCCAGCTCATGCCCTGCTTGCCTGGGGGGCGTAACTTCGCACGACGCATTTCGTTTCCTCTTCACTGATCAAATTGAAGAACGAGGCTTCCATCTCACTGCCTTGGAGCGCGATGATTTCGGCCAGCGCCTGGAACAGCATCACCAGCCGGGCCTTACACTCCTCATTAAGGGCGGGGAATCCGAGGACGGTAGCGGCCAGCTCGAACGCCCGGCCGACAGCCTCCGGACTGTCGAAATCAATCGCCTCGACCGGCGGATAGGGTTGGCCATCGGCTTCGGCGACGATGCACAGGCGAAGCTGCTCGGCCAGCATGGCGCCGGCCGCGGCGGCTCTCAGCTGGCGGCTCATTCCCGGCCCGCCATGACGCCATCGGCGAAATCCCGGAATTCGTCTTTCAGGCGCGCGATCATGGCGTTGCCGAAAGTGTCCGTTTGCATTTCGGTTGCGACGATGTTGAGTAGACCGAGTGCCCCGGCATAGTAGGCGCGTTTCATCTCCTGGCGCTGGACGAGGTGGGCGGCTTCCAGCCCGATTTCGTCCGAGAAGGATTGCCAGGACTGAGCGATCAAGGGCTTTTTTAGCATCACAACTCCATCGTCGGCGGCAGGGACACTGTGCATTTGACCTCGGCCACCTCCCGCATGAGGCTGAGGGTTTCCTTGAGGATATTGAGGGCCGACAGGGTGTTGGGGTCGAGCAAGGTCGCGAAAATGAGGGCTGAGGTTTCGGTCTCGGACCGGCTCGAAGGGCCGGCCGATGGCCGGACAGGTTCCGGCTCGGGAACAGCCGGCTCGGGTTCGGGAACCGGCGCATCGGGTTCGGGCGGCAGTTCAGGCTCGACGGGCGGCAATTCGGGTTCGGGAGGCAGTTCAGGAGGTTCGGGAGGTTCGGGAACATCGGGCTCGGGTTCCGGAACCGATGCGTTCTGATTGGAAAAGGGCAGCAGCTCCGCAGCTGGGGGGCGGGCGCCCGTGAACAGCCGCTCGGCCTTCAGCTTGCCGTTCTGGCGCTCAACAAACTGGACGGCCTTGGTTTTGGCCCTGTTGAGGCTCCACTCGCCCGGTTCTAAGGGGACCCGGTCAACCACCGCGATATAGGGCCGCTGCTCTGGATGGTAGGGGTCCTCGGTTCGGATGGCCTGCAGGGTGTGGCCCAGGTAAGTCGTGGCGTAGCGGCCTTGGGCGACCTTGTCCCAGTGATGTGTGCTCATCTCGATCCCTTCACTCTCGGGCTGTACCAGCCACCCCACTTGTGGACGGTGTATTTCTCGACTCTAGCCGGCAGGGCCGGGTCGTGAAGGTGCAGGGTGCCGACAATCCAGGCGCACGTGTGCTCGGCGTTGGCATACCATTCCGCCTCATTAAGTATCCGGGGACTGAACCACTTTCCCGAGATGGTGCGCCGCACCATGGTCTCATTTTCCAGGTAAAGACTACAGTCCGCCGTGAACGAGTAATCTATCGTACGGTTACTGTGATCTGACGGCCTTTTCTCGGACATTTGAGTGGTATTATTGGCAGTTTGCATGACAAACCCTGACCCTCTCCCAAGTAAAGCCTGTTTTTGCAGGCAGCTCGCCGCACCATAATATCACTAGCTGTTAGCGCAAAGTGCAAATTATGGTTGCTATGGAGATTTTGGCATGTCGTCCATCGCCCGGCGCAGCAGCGTCGCCGCCTTGAGTTCGGCGGCAGTTCCCCGGCGTCTGGCCGCGATTTCCAGGTTGAGCAGCGGCAGGGGTTCGAGCAGGCGCACGGCACTCCACATGCGGGTGACACCATCGCGGTACTGGTCATAGTCCACGGCCCGCTTTCACCCGCAGCCTGCGCTGCTGGTAGTATTCAGCCGAGCGGCGGCGCGGCACCCCGGCTTCCTGAAGGGTGCGGTAGATGTGGCTGGCATCGCAGCCGCAGCGCTCGGCAATCTGCGGCCCGCTTAATCCATCGTCCCGGTAGAGTTTGACGACTTCGGCGGCACTGAGGGGCAGCGGGCGGCGGCGCCGGTTGCGGCTATGGCCGGGCGGGAAGACCTCACCGCCGGCCACGCGGACGCGATTCAGCACCGTTGTGCCGCTGACGCCTGCTTTGTAGCCGACCAGCTCGGCATCCTTCAGCTCGGCGTATAGCTCAACGATTCGCTCGTCAGACAGGCGCTGGCCGCGCCCGTACAAAGGGTGGCTCGGATCGCTAATCATCAAACCCCGCACAAGGTCTGACGCTACTTTAGCAGTCCCAGTAATCAGCGACAGGCAAATAGTTAACAGGACGGGATATTTCCGGCGACTTCGCCCTATTTGAGGAGTACGCTCGACCCAAGGGAGTAGAGTCGCGCGAGTCTACTGCCCGGTAACCAAGGCAACTAATTTCAGTATTGCATCGCAATGTAAGGGCGTGCGAAAAGGCACAACCAGATTCTCTGCCGCAGTCAATCCGAGCTGCGGGTAAAAGAGGGTGAACAGCAGGTACGGCCCTATCCTTGTGCGGGGCTTCGGCCGTCCTGCTGCCCAACGTCACCGACAGGATCTCCGTCCGGAGCGGACTCCGGGCGCCCCTGCACGCATTGGAGACAAGCCAATGACCAGTGCCGTCAGCGCATTTACACCCGCGAACTGGGGGCAAAACAACGCTTTTTTTGTTTGTGCCTCACTTCTTCTGCATTTTGCTCGCTTTTCGATCAAAGGGTCTTCTGTTTCGAGTGCTCACGGTTCGGGCAAAGCCCTGAGCCGGCTGAGCTATTTCACGCCAAACAAAAAGACCAATTCCCCTTCAGCCGCAGGCTGCGGGGACATCGGTAGTGCCACCCTCATAAGAGTGTGCGGCGCTATGTCGCGGGGGGTATCCCCCTCGGACCGGCTCGAAGGGCCGGCCGACGGTTAGGGCGGCGGCGATGCGCCGCGCCCTGTGGGCCTTGTACCTCCACGCCCTGCTGATTCCCCAGCACACCATCGTGCTGCTGATGAGCATCTACGTCGTCGCCGTCGTGATCGGCTGGTGCCTGCTGGGCATCGTCATCGCGATGTGGGTGCTCCCGCCCCCGGTCCTGAGGAGCATCCCATGATGATATTTTGGTGGTGGCTGGATGTCTGGTCGCACTGGCTGAGTATCCTGGAGGTAGCGATACCGCCGCCGCCGTTGGCGCCGCCGCCCGATGGCGGCACCGTCGTCAACATGGCGGACTGGCGCCGCACCCACCCCGACCACAACGGGTGGGCGGCATGACCTACTATGTGCAGTCCGACAGCCTGTTCTACGGCGACGAGATGCTGTTGACCGGCGATACCCGGCAACTCGGTCTGTTCGCCCGCGTGCTCAACGAAGCGGCGCCCCGCGAAGACCGGATAGCGCCGACCATCCGCGCCCTGTTCTGCACTTGCCCCAGCTATAGCTTCGCCCCCGGCAAACGCCTCCTGACTGACGGTACGGCCATGCGGAGGCTGGGTAAGTGAATCGGCACCGCGACCGGCCGGCGTGCTGGCAGGAATGCGCCACCAGGACCCCGGCCAGCTTCCCGGTGCCGGGCGTGCCGGTTGGCTGCGCCCAGGCGATCACGCCGCGGCACTGGCAGGACAGTCTGAAATTCACCCCCGGCTGCTCCGGTTGCTGGCGGGCCTACGTCAGCATCACCCGCTGGACCCAGGAGGACCGCGTGCGCTGGATGCGGGAGCACGATCCCAAATGAGCGGGTCAGGCAGCCTGTGGACTGCGCCGCACCCCGTCGCTATCCAGAAACTCAATGCCGAGGTTCCGGTAGGCGGCGGCGATCTTCAGCGCGGTGTCGGCGGAAATCCGTCTGTCGTCATCCTTCTCGTAGCGCGCGACCGTGTTGGTTGCCACCCCGGCGACCTTGGCGACTTCGTCCAGCCGGCGGTCGAGCAGCGCGCGGGCGGCCCGGCTTTGCGCTGCGGAAATCAGGTACTGCATTCTTACCACCTCCATAGAGTTCAAGCAATCAACAATAGACCGCATTTTTTTCCCGGTCAAAGGTTGATTTCTACCAACGGCGTTCCCATCTCTAGGGTGCCGCTGGTAGAAACCCACCCTCTGGTACGTCGCACTACCATATATGGGGGTTTTTTTCCGGCGGGGCAACTCACCTTGGAGATGACCTCATGACCACCTTCCATCTCGCCCCCAACCCCGACCACGCCGCCGCATCCCGCAGCTTCCATTTGGCCGCCAACTGCCTGCGTCACGCGGCCCTGGTGCCGCACACGGCAGAGCGGGAACGCGTCTCGGCCCGCCAGTGGATCGAATCGGCCCGCTACTGGCAGCGGCAGGCGGCTTTTTATCGGCGAAGCGAAGCTTCGTCCGAGGCCGAACCCCGCAATGAGCGCTGGGCCGCGAAGCGGCCGTCTCTGAGCTGGGAATGCGAGTTGGCAATCATGTTGGCCCGCAGCGCCGCCGCCGCTCACGCGGGAGTGGAATAATCATGGAAACCTGGATCGATACGACCGGCGACGATTTCTGGCGCATCCATGACGAGGGCACGAAAGTGCCCTCCCCTCCCATCGGATACAGCGGTCACCGCTACCTCTACGTCCACGACGGCCGGCTGATCGAAATCACCCCCTGCTGGTGGTACGGCGACAGCTGCTGGCAGATCACCGTGCGCGGCCCGGCCCTGGAGGTTCCTCATGACTGACCAACTCATGGCCGCCTATGGCCACCTCCTCACCTGCAGGTTGTACATCGAGGGTGAGTTGAGCGACCACCCCAACAGCTACCCCTTGGCCGACGCCTACGGCATGGTGTCGGACGCCTGCAGCCAGCTGCGCGCCGAGATGGCCGACCGCCTTCCTGAGCACCCGATTAGGACGATGGGGGGTGCGTCATGACCGCCAACCCCCTGATCGGCACCCCGCTGCATCGCGCGATGCAGCGCCTGGAGGAAATCCAGACGCACCTGGAGGACGACACCAGAAGCGATTTCGAAGCAGCCCGCCGGCTGCTGCCGGTCAGTGACCGGGTTGCCACGGCGCTGGACGAGGTGAGGGCCGAACTGAACCGCCGGTTCATCGAACTGCGGCGGGCTGAGAAGGTGGCGGCATCCAAGCCGGCGCCGCCCCGCATCGTGCTGAAGATGCCGGGCCGGATGCCGCCCCTGACTTTCGCTCAGACCAAGCGCGGCATCGAGGCGCTGTTGGCAGAAATCGGCGGCACGATGAACGACCGGGGGGCCGGTGTCGTCGCCCTCAATCACGAGCTGCTGGACAAGATTGCTGCCGCCGGCTGGGGTCCCGAGGTCATGGCTTTGAGGGAAGAGGCCAGGGATGCCCTGACCCCGGCGGGAGACGAGACATGAAACTCTCCCCCGCCCAGCGCCGGGTGATGGCAACCCTGTGGAGCGGCGCCATCGTGCGCCGCCGGGGCGCCTTTGGCGGCTTCGTCGCCCCGGCCAGTGATTCCCGGTTCGCCGCCAGCCGCACCATCGATTGCCTGTGGCGTGCCGGCTTGATCAGGCCGGCCGAGTACTGGGGCGCGTTCGAAGCAGCTCCCAGGAGGGCGCCGGAATGATCACGCTGCGGCCCTACCAGGAATGCGCCGTTTCCGACATTCGCGGCGCCATGGCGCGGAACCGCCGGGTGCTGTTCTGCCTGCCGACCGGCGGCGGTAAAACCGTCATCTTCAGTTACCTGACGTGGCAGGTTTCGACCAGGGGCAAGCGGGTCATCTTGCTCGCCCACCGCAGGGAGATTGTGCGCCAAATCAGCCAGTCGCTGACCCGGCAGGGGGTCGAGCATGGCTTGATTCTGCCGGGCAAGCCGGTCACCAACCAGCCCGTGGCGGTTGGCATGGTTCAGACGCTCGCCAAGCGGCTGGAACAGGTGGTCGAGCCTGACATGCTGGTGTGCGACGAAGCCCACCATGCCGTCAGCGGGTCCTGGGACAAAATCAAATCGGCGTGGCCGAAAGCCTACCATCTGGGGGTCACGGCCACACCGCAGCGGTTGGATGGCAAGGGGCTGGGTCACGCCTTCGATGAGCTGGTGATCGGGCCGGCGGCCAAGGAACTGACCGCGCTGGGCAATCTGGCGGATTATACCTATCTCGCCCCGCCCAGTGACCTGGACCTGTCGGGGGTCCATACCCGGGCCGGCGACTATGCACTGGATGAAGTGGAAGACGCGGTGGAGCGGTCCACCATCCTGGGCGACGCGGTCAAGCACTACCAGAAGTACCTCGACGGCAAGCCGGCGCTGGTGTTCTGCATCAGCATCGCTCATGCGGCCGACGTGGCGCAGCGCTTCTGCGCCGCCGGCATTCGGGCCGCGTCGGTCGATGGCAAGATGTCCGGCGCCGACCGTGACAACGTCCTGACCGGACTGGCCGAGGGGCGCATCAAGGTGGTGTGCTCGTGCGACCTGATTTCCGAAGGCTTCGATGTGCCCGAAGTGGCCGGCTGCCTGCTGCTGCGGCCGACCAAATCCCTCACCCTCTACCTTCAGCAGGTCGGGCGGGCGCTGCGGCCGAAGGCGGACGGGTCCAAGGCGATCATTTTGGACCACGTCGGCAACTACCTGCTGCACGGGTTTCCTGACGATAAGCGCACATGGTCACTGGACGGCAAGGCCAAGCGGGAAGCCCGCAGCGCCGTCACCGTCTGCAAGCTCTGCTTCAAGGTGCTGCCGGCGCCGGTCATTCACTCGCCCAACTTTCCCTGCGGCGGGGTGGAAGAGGACAATTGTCCCTTCAGCGAGATGTCCGAGGGTGGCGGTCGCCGGATTGAAGAGGTTGACGGCGAGCTGGTAGCGCTGACCCGGGACGCCGGGCCGGCGCTGACCCGGCTTGGCTGGGCACGCGGAATCGCCCTGGAGACGGCGCGGGGGAAAGACTGGTTCCGGCTGCTGGATCTGGCCGGCACCGACCCCGAACGGCTGGAGGCGATTGCGGCTGCCCGGCGCTACAAGCGCGGCTGGGTTCAGCACCAGATTGCCAAGCGCCATGAAATGGAGCGGTGCGCCGACGCCATCATTGAGGCCGGCTGGCGGTTCCGCACGGCGGCCAACCATGCCCACTACGAGCGGCTGCTGTGGGCCATCGATGACGCCGACGAGGATGCGCTGTGGCTGGTCTTCCGCACCCTCCAGGCCGCTCCCCCGGACCGCGCCGACAAGACCACCATGGGCTGGGTGCGGGATGAACTGAAACGCCGCAAACGGGAAAATCAGGAAGTCGCATAATGGCACAGAACGCCGAAACCCCGCTCATGCATGAAATCCTGGTCGCCATCTCGGCGCTGCCGGGCGCGCTGTTCTGGAGGCAACAGAGCGGCGTGTTCCAGACCCTCACCCGGCGCGAGCTGGTGCGGTCGGGGATACCGGGCATGGCGGATATCGGCGGCATCTACCGGGGGCACAGCGTTCAGGTCGAAGTCAAAACCCCGTTGGGCAGGCTTTCCAAGGAACAGAAACGGTGGAAGAATGCGGTTGAGCGAGCCGGCGGGATCTTCGTTTGTGCGAGGAACCCCGCCGATGCTCTATCCGTGTTGGCAGCTCTCATAGACGCCACATCTGGTGAGCTGCCGCACCCCATCCACGAACAACCCGCTGGTGCAAAGCTGGCCGGGAACGGGAGGGCCTTGCCTTGAAAGTACCCCAAGAAGACATTTATGAAAAGGTCAACCGAGAGGCTCTGGCGGCTTACCCTGGCCTGCTGCAAACGTGGTTTCCGAACGGCAAGCGGCGCGGCCGGGAGTTTGTGGTTGGCAACCTGAACGGGGATGCCGGCGACAGCCTGTCGATCAATATCAGCACAGGCAAATGGAGCGATTTCGGAACCGACATCGCCGGGGGTGACGCCATCTCGCTCTGTGCCGCCAAGTTCCACGGTGGCACCGGCAAGACGGCGCGTATTGAAGCGTGCAAGCATCTGGCCGAGGAACTGGGCGTTGGGGATGACGCCCCGGCGCCCAGGAAGGCGCGGCCGAAACTGACGGTCGTGTCGTCGGAAGAGTGGACCTCCATGATTCCGCCGCCGCCCGACGCCGGTCTGCCCGACATGTCCCGCGCTGTCGCGAAATTCACCTACCTGTCTCCCGATAACGTGCCTTTGCGCTACACTGCGCGGTACGAGCGGGCGGACGGGACGAAGTACTTCATCCCCCACACCTACGGCTACCTGAAGGACGAGAAGCACCCGAACGGCGAAACCGGCTGGCATGGAAAGCACCCGAACGAACCCCTGTGCCTGTACGGCCTGCATCGTCTGGGCGGTAAGCCGGTTCTGCTGCAGGAAGGCGAACAGAAATCCGACGACGTGCAGGGACTGCTGCCCGGCTGGGCCTGCCTGGGCTGGAGCGGCGGAGCCGGCCGGGCCAGGGACCATGATTACTCTCCCCTGACCAGAGACCCCGTTTATGTCTGCGGTGATGCCGTAGACGGCTTCCAGGGCATGATGGACGCCGCCGATTGCATCCATCGCCTGGGCGTGCCGGTCTGGACTATCGACCTGTCCGATTTCCCGAAGGGCTGGGACCTGGGCAACGCCTGCAGCGGGAAGATGGTCAAGAAAGGAAAGCTGGTCTGGGAATCGGAAACCGGGCCGTGGTCGGCCAAGGACATTGAAGGTTTCATCCGCGAACGCGCCCGCCTGTATGACCCCGATCCCGGCAACGTCGATAGCCTCAACCTTGAGCAGCCGTCCGACGATGACGCACCCTGGAAGGACGACAGCTCAACCCCGAACAAGCGGACGCTGCCGCCGATTCCTCTCGGTTATGACAGCGGGTATTACTACTACCTGTCGCCGATGACGGGCCAGATCGAGGCCCTGGCCCGGCGTGCCCACACCAAAACCGAACTGGTCGGGATTGCCAGCCTGCAGTGGTACAACAGACTGGAGCAGTGCAAGGGGGACAAGGGCGGCCTGGACTGGGACAAGATCGGGGATCTGCTGAAAGGCTGGTGCTCCGATGTTGGTTTTTACGACCCGGACAAGGCGCGCGGGCGCGGTGCGTGGCTGGATGAGGACCGGAACGGCACCGTTCGTGCCGTCCTGAACCTGGGCAGCCGGCTGATTGTGGACGGCGAAACCCATCCCCTGCTTCTGCCCGGTTCAAAGTACGTCTATGAAGCTGCCCGACCGCTGAAAGTCGTGGTGGCGGAGCCGCTGACCAGAGAACAGGCGGCTGAGGTGCTGGAAATCTGCAAGCTGTTCTCCTGGGAAAAGGAGATTTACGGCACCTTCATGGCTGGCTGGATCATGACGGCGGCCATCTGCGGCGCCCTGAACTGGCGGCCGGCAGTCTGGGTAACCGGCGGTTCCGGTTCCGGCAAATCGACCCTGGAAAAGCTGGTGGTCAAGCGCCTGCTGGGCGCTATCGGCCTGTTTAAGAAAGGCGGCACCACGGAAGCCGGCATCCGGCAGGAACTGAAGCGGGATGCCCGGCCCGTCATCCTGGATGAGACGGAAAGCGAAACCGCCAAGGCCAAAGCGACCAATCAGGGCCTGCTGGACCTTAATCGGCAGTCGTCCTCCGAGGGTGGCGCGCAAATCACCAAGGGGACACAGAACCAGACCGGCGCAATCACCTTCCATGTCCGGTCCAGCTTCCTGTTTTCGTCCATCAACCCGATGCTGGAGCACTTGGCGGACGAAAGCCGGGTAACTGTGGTGGAGCTGAAAGGCCACGACGCCGAAGCGCGGGCCGGGTTCGCTGATTTCGTCCGCCGGATTGACCAGACCTTGACGGAAGCATTCGCGGCCGGGTTCATCGCGCGCGCCGTGAAGCTGATGCCGGTTATCCGCGAGAACGCGGAAACCTTCTCGCGCGCCGTGGCGGTCGAGCTGGGGAGCGCCCGCGTCGGCGACCAGATCGGAACCCTGCTGGCCGGGGCTTATGCGTGCAAGCGCGATGGTCTGGTGTCGTTCGACGCGGCGCTCAGGTGGGTCAGAAAGCTGAAACGGCAAGCGGTCTGGGACGGCACCACCAGCGCCAACGCTGTGAAGGATGAGGAACGGCTGACCCTGCTCCTGTTCCAGCAGCGGATCAAAATCGACCTGGGCGACAAGGTGATTGAACGCACTGTCGGCGAAGCCATGGAAGAGGCGGCTGCCGACACCGGAACCGATAGCGTGGCCGATATCCTAGCGGCCACGTACCAGAACGCGCTGAGACGGTACGGCCTGAAAGTCGAAGACGGCGGGGTGTGGATTTCCAACACACACAAGGAAATCAAGGGCTGGCTGAAGGACACCCCATGGTCAAGCCAGTGGAGCCGTTCGCTGAAGCGGATACCGGGTGCGAAATCCAGCGACCCGAGAGTGATCGTGTTCAGCAAGTGGGACAAAACCAAGGCCGTCTGGCTGCCATTCGCAGCTTTCGAGGGGTAACGGCGGGGTAACGGTTTTCGTAACCGTTACCCCAACGTTACCTGTTTTTGTCAATGAAATCAGTGGGGTAACGGTGGGTAACGATTTTTGGCGAAAAACCATCCCTATAAAAGAAGAGATCCGGAAACGGTAATAATGTTTCGCAGCGTCTCACACACACATGTGGGGATATATGTCCGTATATCGTTACCTACCGTTACCTGTATAGATATCAATAACTTAGAGGGTAACGATGGGGTAACGATGGGGTAACAAAGGGGTAACGAAATGGACCGGAAAGCCGAAAAAGAGCTGCGGCAGCGGGCTGAAGCGCTGATTGCCAACCTGACACGCGCGGTTGGAGCGCAACAAAATTTCACGCCTATGGAGATGCTGGGGATTCTCTGCACCCTGGCTGTGCGCTGGGCGAAGGACCACGACATTCACCCGCGCGAATACGCCCGCATCAGCAATGAACTGCTCGATTTCATGGCGGAGGAAGAATGACCAAGCGCGACAGAATCGGACGCGTGGCCGCCCCGAAGGTCGATGTTCCCAGAGGGTGGCGCGGCTGGAGTTGGAATATTCTTCCACAGGAAGGACAGGTCCATCTGGCAATCTACCGCGTCACCATGGGGGATAAGTCGTTCCTGGCCTATTCCGGCATCGGAACCGCCAACCTGACCAAGGCAACGCGGCTGACCCAGCTTGCCCTGGAGATGATGACGGCGCTGATCTCCCAGAAAAAAGACATCTGGCTGGATACCCGGCAGCGTGAGGAAACGGAATGGCGGGTTGTCAGCGCATTCCATGGCGCCAAGAACGGTGGAATGGTCCTGTTCATCTCCCAGGCTGATGCCTTGGCTGGTTCCGTCAACGCGATGATTCAGGAAGGCGATTACCGGGAGGCTGACGCATGATTCACGATTTCATCGTTCTGACCCGGAACAGCGAGGACGGTCCTGATCTCCGGGTGATGCTCGGACATATTGTTGCGTGGATGCCGGATGACGACGGTCCCGGCAGCTACATCTTCACGACCGATACGCCGACGCCGGTCGGGGTCCACGAATCGCCGCGCCAGATTGACGAGCTGATCATCCGGGGGGCGCGGCAATGAGCCTCAAGATGCCGGACGGCTGGCAGCCGTCGTCGGAGGAGCAGCGGACCATGCTGCACGTGCTGACCGCCCTGGGCCGCGAGATCGAGGTGCTGGGCCAGGACGGCATGGAAACCCGCGCCATCGTGGTCGGCCTGCTGGTCAGCGCCGTCAAGCTGGCGGCCACCAGCGAGGCGGTCCAGCCGGCCGAACTGCGCAGCATGGTCAAGGCCATCGTCAAGCGCTACACCGAGGAAGGACATGAGGCATGAACGACTTCGCCGTCTGGCAGATGGAGATGGACCGGGCGGATGACGCCTGCGACCACCTGATGCAATTCCTGGAGGAACTGCAGGAAGCCCATGAGATATCGCCCCGTGAGGTGCTGGGCATCCTCGTGATGGCCGAAATGCGCATTGCGCGGAACGCCGGCATCAGCCATGCCGACTTTGCCGCACTCAGCAAAATCCGGCAGGGCTACGCCGACAGGGTGCTGAAATGACCGTCGATCTGTTCGGCAACACCCTGGATGAGGTGAATCCTGCGCCCTACCAGAGTTCCGTGATGGGCACCGATGTCTGGTTGACCCCGCCGGAAATTCTGAGGGCGCTGGGGCCGTTCGACCTCGACCCCTGCGCGCCCAAGCAGCGGCCCTGGGACATGGCCAAGGTCCACTACACCCGGGAAGACAACGGCTTGATGAAACCGTGGTTTGGCCGGGTCTGGCTCAACCCGCCCTACAGCAACCAGTCGGTCAAGTTCATGAGGCGCATGACCGACCACGGGATTGGGACAGCGCTCGTTTTTGCGAGAGTCGAGACCGAGTGGTTTTTCGAATGCGTCTGGGACTGTCCGAAGGTCAGCGGCATCCTGTTCCTGGAAGGCCGGCTGTGCTTCTGCCGGCCGGACGGCAGGCCGGCGCTCAACAACGCTGGCGCCCCGTCTGTCCTGATCTCGTACGGGGCCGAGGATGCCAGACGGCTGCGGGCATCGGGCCTGAACGGCTTTTTTATCGACCTGGAGAACCGCAATGACCGCTAGGGCTCTCAGGCGCTCGCTGGTGCCGTCCGGTTCCTGTCTGGTGGATGACAGCCGCCTGATGGTGGAGGCGCGTGTAGCGGCTCCTGGCGGGCTTGTGGCGACCTATGGCGCCCGGGTCCAGTCGGTGCTGGAGCACCAGCTGCTGCGCGGCCGGATCACGGCCCGGCAGAAAGAGGCGGGTGACCAGCTGTACAGCTGCTGGGCGTTCGGGGTCGAAGGGGTGCGCCAACCGGCCAAAGGCTGTTCGGCGTGGTCCCCGGCCGGCTTTCGCGATGGTCAGCTCGACGCCTTGCAGCTCTATCGCGGGGCGCAGAAACACATCGGGCTGGCACGCTGGCCGCTGCTGTTCCATGTCGTCTGCCTGGACTGGAGCGTCCATCGGTTCAGCAACGAGATGGGTCGCAACCGTGACGGAAGCCAGGAGGTGCTGCGGACAGCCTTGGATGATCTTGCTGACTACCTTCGATTGCCGAAAGGGGATTGACCATTGCCGCATTGCAGAGTACTGATCGGGCAGTATCGCATTCCTCCCTTTGGACGTGATGCTCGGATGAGGCAAACGACTCCTTGTAACCCGCTCGCCAGATGGCAGCGGGTTTTTTCATGCCAGTTGCTAGCAAGACAACAGCAAGATGACCTTTCAACCTGGACAATCCGGCAACCCACAAGGGCGCAAACGGGAAGATGTTCGCGTAAAAGATCTGGCGCGCCAGTATACCGACGTGGCAATTCAGGCGCTGGTCAAGGCGCTCGACAGTGACAAGGCGGTCCAGGCCGCCGTGGCGCTCCTCGACCGGGGTTACGGCAAGCCGGCCCAGGAACTGACCGGCCCCGATGGCTCGCGGCTGTTCGAGAACATCACCATCAACTTCGTCCGCGCCGAACCGCCGCCGAAGCCGGAAGAGCCGTATCACATCGGCGGCAGTCCGCTGGATATCAAGTTTCGCTGATGCAGGCTGAGTTTCCCGAAGCGCTGGAGTTCCTCTTTCACCCCTCCCGCTACAAGTGCGCCTGGGGCGGCAGAGGCAGCGGCAAGTCCTGGGGCTTCGCGCGGGCACTGCTGCTCCAGGGTGTTGCGCGTCCCTTGCAGATTTTGTGCGCCCGCGAAATTCAAAAATCCATCACCGACAGCGTGCATCGTCTGCTCAGCAGCCAGATCGATGAGATGGGCCTGAATGAGTGGTACGCCGTGACCAACAACGCGGTGCGCGGGGTCAACGGCACCACCTTCACCTTCGCCGGATTGAGGCACAACATCCAGTCGCTGAAGTCCATCGAGGGCTGCGATGTGGCGTGGATTGAGGAAGCCCAGATGGTTTCCAAGTCGAGTTGGGAAACCCTGATACCAACAATCCGCAAACCTGGTTCGGAGATTTGGATTAGTTTTAACCCCGAACTGGACACCGATGAAACCTATCGGCGATTTGTCCGCGACCCGCCGCCCAATGCTGTGGTCCGCAAAGTAAATCACTGCGACAATCCCTGGTTTCCCGAAGTCCTGCGCGAAGAAATGGAAATATTGAAGGCGCGGGACTACGACGCTTACCTGACAATCTGGGAAGGCCATACGCGCCAAGTCCTGGATGGTGCGATATACACCAATGAAATCAGGCAGGCGACCAGTGAAGACCGCTTTACCCGCGTGCCGTACGATGTATCCAAGCCGGTTGAAACCTTCTGGGACTTGGGCCGTGCTGACATGACCAGCATTTGGTTTGTCCAGCAAATCGGCTTTGAGTTCCGGGTGATCGATTTCTATCAGAACAGAGGCTTTCCGCTGGCTCATTACCTGAAGGTGCTGCAGGAGAAGCCCTATGTCTACAGCACCTGCTGGCTGCCGCACGACGCGCAGAATGAACTTCTCGCCAGCGAGCGGACCATCGAACAGCAGATGCGGGACAGCGGCCGGGACGTGCGGATTGTCCCCAAGGTCTTTGTGACCGATGGCATCAATGCCTTGCGCACCCTGTTCCCGCGCTGCTGGTTCGATCAGGAGCGCTGTGCCGATGGCATCAACGCGCTGCGCCGCTACCGCTACGGCGTCAACCCCGAAACCAACCAGTGGACCAAGGAACCGCTCCACGATGTGAACAGCCATGCCGCCGACGCGCTGCGCTACTTCGCCACCGCCATGCAGGAAGGCGACAGCGGCTGGTCGAAGCCGCTCAAGGCGAATATCGGGTGGGTGGTATGACGGACATCTGCGCCCCCGTGCTGGTCTATCTGGTCCTGCTGACCGGCTGTGTCCTGGGCGGCCTTGTGCTCGGCTGGCTCATCAGCGATTGGCACCACAATGCTGAGTGATGTGCGCTATAATGAGGGCGGGCTAATGGGGTGTGTCACCACTCCATCAGCCCTGACCGCAACGTTCCTGTTGGGAAGGACCGTCATGGCTAAGACCAGTCTACCGAAGACTGCGCCTGAAGCGAAGCTGTTGGGCGCGAAGTTCTTTTTTACCGGCGAACCCTGCAAGTACGGGCACATCGCCAAGCGCCGGACCAACACCCGTAAGTGCGTTGAGTGCGAGCCGCGCCGTTGCAAGGAAAGCTACTGGCGGAACCACGAAACGAGGCTCGCAACACAGCAGCGCTGGAAGGATGAGCATCGGCCGGAAATCTCCGCTTACATGCAATGGTACAACAGGGCTTGTGCTGAAGAGATATCGACGGCCAAGAAAGCCTGTTATCAGGCGCGCAAAGACCACTACGACAACATCAACCGTGTTCGCGCCCGTCATGTTGCTCGCCGTGCCACACCTGCTTGGCTGAGTGATGCTGATTGGGCCGAGATGCTGGCGATTTACGCTGAAGCGCGCCGTGTCTCCAAGGTAACCGGCATCCATCACGAGGTTGACCACATCGTTCCTATCCTGGGGCCGAACGTCTGCGGCCTGCATGTGCCGTGGAACCTGCAAGTATTGACGCGGTTCGAAAATCGCTCGAAGGGCAATAAGCATGACTTTGAGTGACGACGATATCCGCGCGATTTGCGCCAGGGAAATCGCCGCTGCGGAAAGCCACGTTGGTATTGCGTCCGCTGACAGACAAAAGGCGCTCGATTACTATCTTGGCGTAAATTTATGGGGTAGTAAACCTGGAGCTTCCAGCGTTGTCACACGTGAAACACTTGAAACCGTGGAGTGGACTCTTCCTCAACTCTTGAAGGTATTTGCGTCGTCGGATGAGGTAGTCAGGTTCGAACCGCAGGGGCCGGAGGATGTGCAGGCCGCAGAACAAGCTACCGATTTCGTCAACTTCATCTTCACGCGCCAGAACCAGGGCTTCTTGAATATTCATACCTGGGTAAAAGATGGGTTGCTGAACAAAATCGGGGTGCTTAAGATTTGGTGGCTGGATGAACCCAAGGTTCGCATCACCGACCTTGCCGGCCTGACCGAAATGCAGATTACCCTGCTGATGCAGGAACCCAACCTTGAGATCATGGCGGCCGACAGTGAGCTGGGGCCGGACGGTCAGCCGCTCTACACGGTGCGGCTGAAGGTCAGTGAACCGGATGGCCGGGTCTGTATCGAACCCGTGCCGCCCGAGGAATTTCTGTTCTCGCCCACCGTCAAGTCACCGGCCGACCCGGGCCAGGGTCACAAGCGCCGGGTCAGCCAGTCCGACCTGATCGAGCAGGGCTATGACCCCGGTTTGGTCGATGACCTGCCCAGCGCCGACGATGACGACGAATGGGGCGAGCGCGCCCACCGGTTCGACGGCAGCACGCTGGAGACCGTCACCCGCGACAGCCGCGACCGCGCCAGCCGCATGGTCGAAATCACCGAGTGGTACACCAAGCTGGATTTAGATGATGACGGGATCGCCGAGTTCCATAAAATCACACTGGGTGGCATTAACCAGTCTGTTTTATTGAATGTCGAGGATATCGATCAACCACCGTTTGCGGTGCTCTCGCCTATTTTAATGCCCCACCGGCTCGACGGCCTGTCTTTAGTTGATCTGGTCAAAGACCTTCAGGAGATTAAGACCGCTATTACGAGACAGACCCTCAACTCAATGTATCTGGCCAATAAGCCCAGGACATGGGCGGTTGACGGGCAAGTAAACCTGGAAGAATTACTTAACGGTGAAGCAGGTTCTGTTGTCCGGGTCAAGCAGCCCGGCATGATTGGCGAGCTGAACACCACCTTCGTTGCCGGTCAGGCGTTCCCCATGCTCGAATACGTGGACAAGATGCTGGAAGGGCGTTCCGGCATCAGCAAAATGGCCCAAGGCATCGATGCCAACATTCTGCATGGTGGCGGCAACTCGGCCGCCAGCACCGCCACCGGCATCGCAGCCCTGCAGTCGGCGGCGGCGGCCCGGATAGAACTGATGGCCCGGGTTATCGCCGAGACTGCCGTGAAACATGCATTTACTCTGATTTTGGCGCTGGTTACCAAGTATCAGCAGAAATCCAAAGTCATCCGCCTGCGTAATCAGTGGGTCGAGATGGACCCGCGCGCCTGGAATACTGAGTTTGACCTGACCACGGAAGTTGGCTTGGGCACTGGCAACAAGACTGAACAGATGGCTTACCTGGGCCAGATACTTCAGGGTCAGAAGGAAGCCCTGGCAATGGGCGGCCTTGGTGGTCTGGTTACGCCGGTTCATTTGTACCATACTTATGCAAAACTGATTCAACTTGCCGGCCTGAAGAACGTCGATCAGTACTTCGCCGACCCCAGCCAGCAGCCGCAAAACCCGCAGCCGCCGCAGCCCGACCCCAATCTGCTGCTGGTCCAGGTCCAGGCCGAAGTCGAGAAGGGTAAGCTGCAGCTCGCCCACGAGAAGATGCTGCGCGACGACGACCGCGAACGCGACAAGCTGGATGCGGATATTGCACTTAGGAGTGCTGAGCTGCAGGCCAAGTACGGCATCCAGGTCAACCAGCAGCACATTCAGGCGCAGGTTGACCGCGACCGCGAAGCGATCAGGCAGCACAGCCAGCTGCTCCAGGCCCAGATGCCCGACCCCAACGGAGTGCCGCAATGATGGTCGAGAAGATTGCCGGCTACCGCGACCTGTCCGGCGAAGAGATAGCCGCCATGAACGCGGTCAAGACCGCCGAGGGAATGGTTGCTGCTCTGATGAATACGCTTGACCAGAGTGCAGCAGGTGACCCGGCTGCGGGCCGCTGGGCATCGCTTGCCCGCACCCAGCTGGAAATGGGTTTCATGTTTGCCGTCAAGTCGATTGCGCGGCCTGACGGCGGGCTCGGTCGCAAGTGACCCGGAAATTAACACCCCCCGTTATTTTCCGGCCTCGGGCTGACTGGGAGGACCAGGAGCCTGTGTTGCCGGAATTGCAGGTGTTCGAGCCGGAGGATGAGCCGGTTGATACCGGCCTGCTGGATGCCAACGGCGTCAAGCTGTACCGGCAGCCGAAGGCAAAGTCCCGGATGGGGTTTCTCTGATGGGCCTGTTCGACCAATCCCCGCTCGCTGGCCTGCTGACCGGCTACCTGCCGACCGGCATCGCCAACATGCAACAAGGCAATCAGGCAATCAGGCAAGGCGCCCAGGCCACGCTCAAGAAGATGCGCGGCCAGGAGCTGACCCCTGAGGAGCAGGCATCCTTGGACAACAGCCCGATTGGTGGCATGGGCGTTGGCAACATCGGTGGCGGCGGCGCTTTCATGGGCACCTTCGCCGGTATCAAGGCGATGCACGCGCCCCGGCGCTACCTGGGGTTCGCTCAAAAGGCGATTGCCAAGGGGATGGACCCCGAGGTCGCGCGCCAGAAATACGGCTGGTACCAGGACAAGACTGGCGACTGGAAGTGGGAGATTTCTGACCACAAGGCCGAGCTGCTTCAGGACCCGAAAACCCGCGAGTGGCGCATTCGTCACCCGCAGTTCGAACAGAACTACCCCGGCATGCTCAGGAGCCTGAAGATCGGGGAACTGCCGCTCGCTGACCAGTACGGCAACCCGTACCCCTATGCCGAATACCATCCCGACGCGCATCGGATGTGGATTCGGTCGGACCAGCTCGCGCAACCCCAGGGGGAAGGGCTGAAATCCGCCCTGCACGAACTGCAGCACGCTGTTCAGGAGCACGAGGGCCACAGCTCGGGCAGCGCCCAGACCAGCGACGAAATCGGCCATCTGGTCGCGACAGAGTACTGGCCGCGCGTGGAAAAGATCGAGAACGAAGTCGCCCAGGCCCGCCGGTTCCGGGAGAGCGTGATTAACCGCAATCCCGGCATGACCATCGATGACTTCGAAAAGCTGCACCCGGACTGGGCACCCAACTACGACACCTGGATGGCTGAGCGGCGCGCCATGCCGGGCGTCAACGACTGGGTTTTTAAAAAGTACCTCTCCGCCCAGGGCGAGGTGGACGCGCGCGATACCATGAACCGGATGAGCCTGACCCCGGAGCAGCGCAAGCTGACCCCACCCGGTCAGATGGAAGGCTTCGGCATCAGGCCGGCGGACATCTGGGATATGCGCGATGTTGCCCGTCAGATAGTCCCGCCGCCGCCCACCGTGCCGGAACTGACCCAGCGCCGGTTCCCCGGATTGCTGACCCCCGAACAGGGCGGCATGGCGCTGTCGCTGCTGGGCATCCCCCTCATGCCGAACCGAGCCGAATGACCGACATCGAACTGGAGCTGAAGCGCCGCATTTCGGTGGCCGAGCGGGCGCGCGTCATCATCGAGGACCCGCTGCTGTCGTCGGCCTTCGACGCCTTGGACGCCCGCTTCCTGATGGCGTGGCGCAACTCGCCGGCCGAACAGCCTGAGCTGCGCGAGCGCCTCTGGCACCACATCCAGGCACTGGGCGAAGTCCGGGCCGAGCTGGAAACCATCCTGAGCGACGGGTTGATCGCGCGCGCTGCGCTGGAAGACCTCAAGGCCGGGACGGACCTCAATCCCTAAGCGATAGCGAGAACAGACATGGACGTTATGAACGCCAACCCGGAAGCCGGGAGCGAACGGGACCCTGTGTCTCTGATTCAAGGGTTGCTGGAGACCGAAGACGCGCCCCCCAGGCCAACCCGGAATCAAAAGCCGGAACCGGAACCGGAACCCGAAGAGGGACAGCCGGAACCGGGGCCGGAAGTGCCTCCTGAAGAGGAGGAAGAGGAAGACGGCGAAGACCAGCCGGAACAGCAGCAGGAACCCGAAGAACCCGAGTTATTCACCGTCAAGATTGACGGCAAGGAAGCGAAGGTTACCCGCGAGGAACTGCTCAACGGCTACCAGAGACAGGCCGACTATACCAGAAAGACGATGGAGGCGGCAGCCCAGCGCCAAGCCGCCGAACAGGACGCCCAGCGTATCCATCAGGAGCGCCAGCACTACAGCCAGCAGCTCGAACAGGTGGCCCTGGTCCTCCAGGCTAACCTGCCGGCCCCGCCGGACGAGCGGATGCTGCAGACCGACCCCCTGACCTACGTCCAGCAGGAAAAGCTGTACGACAACCGGGTTCGACAACTGCAAGCCATCCTGGCCGAGAAGCAGCAGGCGGATAAGCAGACGGCCTGGGAGATGGAGCGGCAACACCAGCAGATGCTGACAAGTGCGCGCGACCGGCTCCTGAGCGACCTCCCCGAGTGGAAAGATCCCGAGAAGGCCAGGACGGGGCAGCGCGAGCTGGCCGACTACATGCGGACCATCGGCTACAGCGAGCAGGAAATTGCCGCTGCCTCCGACCCGCGCGCCGTGGTCGGGTTCCGCAAAGCGATGCTCTACGACCGCCTTCAAGCCAGCCAGCCCAAGGTCAACCAGAAGTTGGCGACCGCGCCAAGGATGGTGAAACCGGGCAGCGCCGGCCCCGCCCCCGATCAGGCGAAAGCCTTAACGCAACGAGTGAAGCGCAGCGGCGGCCGAGATATGGACGCCATCGCGCGGCTGATTGAATTGGGATAAAATCCTATGTCGGTCCCTACCAATACCGCCCAGACCTACCAGAGCACAGTTATTCGAGAAGATCTCTCTAAAATTGCGGAACTGATCGCGCCGACCGAAACGCCGTTCATGACGGCGATTGGTAAAACTACTGCTGCGAGTACGCATCCGGAATGGGTAACCGTAGATTTAGCTGCAGCGGTGGATACTAACGCAGAGATTGAAGGCAACGATGTCACGGCCGACGCTATGACGGAAGGCGTACGCCTTTCGAACTACACGATGATCAGTGACAAGGTCGCCCAGGTCTCCAGCACGCGCGAGAACGCTGACGAAGTCGGCGATCTTAATCGCATGAGTAAGCAGGTCGCGCTGAAAACTCAGGAATTAAAGCGCGATATGGAGAAACAAATCCTCTCCAACAAGGTTGCCGCCGCCGGCAGCGCCTCCGTTGCTAGGGTCTCCGCCAGCTTTCCCAGCTTCCTCCAAACCAATGTCAGCAGAGGAACTTCGGGCGTCAATCCGGTTCTATCTGGCACAACCACCGGTTATCCCACCACTGCTGCGGTGGACGGAACCCAGCGGGCCGTCACCGAGGCGTTGTTGAAGGCCGTCATTGCCCTGGTCTGGAACAGCGGCAGCGATCCCAGCCTTGTCTTCGTCGGCAGCGCCAATAAACAACTTATCAGTGCATTTACAGGCAATGCGACAACCTTCCGCGAGATGGACAGCCGCAAGATTGTCGCCGCCATCGACGTGTACACCTCGGACTTCGGCGAGCTTCAGATTGTCCCCTCCCGCCTGATGAGGGCCAGGGATGTCCTGATCGTTGATCCCAGCAAGGTGGAAATCGCCTACTTCCAGAAGCTGCAACAAACGCCGCTGGCGAAAACCGGCCACAGCGAGAAACGCATGGTATTCACGGAGTACTGCCTGAAAGTACTCAATGAACGCGCCCACGGAATTGTTGCCGATACTGGCGGCTGATCAGGGTGACAGGGGGTGACACCCAGGGTGTCACCCTCCCCCAATACTGGAGGAATACTATGGTCAAGAAACTCGCTGAAGAGCAGGAAAAGTCAGTCCAGGAAGCTGAAGAGGCCGCCAAAACCTCTGGCACGGCCAACCCGGCCCTGGAGCCTGACAAGTCGAACATGCCGGAACCCGGCACCACCGAGGACACCGCTGAAATCGTCAACACCGATCAGGCCAAGAGCCTGTCGCCCAACGTGACGGTTTCCGGCACCAAACCGGACGGTGAAGGTGGCTATGAGTTGCTGGATACGGTCGATCCTGCGGTTGCTAACGCAGCCCTGCTGGGGCCGAAGGTCGGCGTTAAGCCGCAGAACCCCTCGGAACCTCCCGAAGATACCGCCTCCAAGCCGGGTGAGGGTGAAGTGCTGTTCGAATGCACCGCCGACAACCAGCCTTTCTATTCCGGCAACCGCTCTGGCACCATTGCCGGCGGCCCGATGCAGAAGGGTCAGAAGTATGTGGTGAGCAAAGAGGAAGCCGACCTGCTGACCCAGACCAAGGCCGGTCATGTCGTCTCGTCCTCGGAACCGCCCCCCAAAGCCAGCAGCAAAAACGCAAAGGTTGAAGGCTCGGACGTGGCCTGATGATTGAAACGCGCTATGTCGAGGACCCCATGACCGGGGACCTCACGGTGATCAGGTCGGCCGATGCCGGGCCGATTCTGGAAGCCAACAAAGCGCTCGCCAGCAGCGGGGACGGCTACAGCCCTTCCCGCGAGCTGCGCCGCGCCGCAACCGTTCCGTTCATCGTCTATGAGCTTTGGAAGAATCTGTACGGCGTGGACATGTTCAACCCCGATCACGGTCCCAAGGTGATGGAGCTGCTGGACAGCAGTGAGTGGGCTTATCTCCGCACCGCACCCGGCACGCTGTCGCGCAAGCCGCGCCGCCGGCTCATCCTGCCCTGAACCGGAGGATTGACCTTTGAGCAGCATTGACTACAGCTATCCGCGGGACCCGCTGCCGGCCGACGACACCCCGCCCGCCGGCAGCGAATGGCAGAACTCGCGGACCAAGCAAATCTGGATCTGTGTCAGCAATTCGCCGTCCAACGCCATCTGGCAACTGCGGACCACCGAACGCGCAACCGGGGCTGTAGCGCCCAGCCGGCGCTCTCTCGCCGCCGCCCCGGCGCTCTACCCGGTGGCCAACAAGACGGAATACCCTTCGGTCTACTCGGACGGCGCCAGCGCTTCGGCCACCTACCGCACCCGTCATTTCGTGCTGTCTGATGTCGCTGTCGGCGCCCTTCAACTGCGGTTCAGCAACCGCATCGCCCCGGTGGGCGGCGAGGCAGCACCGCCCGATACCGTGACATTCAAGGCCGCCATTGAGTATGGCGAGGCGACCTACCCGGTGACCGTCCTGAACGCCCGGACCTGGGCCGTGGCCGGCGGTGCCGAGGCGCTCAGCGACCCCGTGGCGGTGCGCATGCCGGCGGGCAGCAGCTTCTACGTCCGGGAGTATGTCGAGGTCGATACGGTCGGCAAGAAATGGCCGACCGCCAATGTTCTGCTGCAGTTGGCGGCGGGTGAGGGGATTTTTGACGCCTCTGATGCGGTTGACGCGGTAACGGTACCCAGCACGGCGGCGGTCGCCTGGGTCGGGCCGACCGCGATTGTTGCCCCGCTGTCAGCCGGCCGGCCGGTTGTCGCGGTGCTGGGCGACTCAGTCGCTGCCGGCATTGGCGATACGCCCCAGGCCGATACCTACGGCGTCGGCTGGCTGGCGAGAACGTTTTCTAACGACGTGTCCCTGGTCAAGATCGCGATCACCGGCAGCACGGCGGGTTCCTGGGGCACCCTGACCGGGTCCTATTACCGGCGCTCGCATCTGCTCAACTGCGGCGCAACCCATGTCGTCTGCCAGCTCGGTCAGAACGACACGCTGGATGCCGGGCTGTCAGAGGCGCAAATCAAAGCGAAGCTCAATTTGCTGTGGGACCAGCTCTATGCGCTTGGCCTGCCGGTTATTCAAACCACGTTCACCCCGAAGACCAGCAGCAGCGACAGTTGGGCCACGCTGGTGAACCAGACGGTGCCGGCAACCAACACCAACCGCCAAGCCATCAACACCTGGATACGAACCTTGCCGCATGCCGCGATCACCGATGTCTGGGACGTGGCTGCCGTGGTCGAGGACCGCACAGGCGGCAGCTACACCGGTAAATGGCGCGTCGATGGCGGCGTCTGGGTCTACACCACGGACAGCCTGGGCCAGCACCAGTCCGCCTACGCGCACCGCATGAGTGCCGCCGCGTTCCGCTCGCGGGCGCTGGAAATCGCGCTCTGACAGGAGAAACCAATGGCAATTGACAAGCACGGCATCGCGTCGGATGCCGCCGCCGTGACGCCGCATGACACCACGGCCAACCGGTACGAGTCGCTTTATACCGGCTCGGGCGGCGCCATTGCCGTGAAAACGCAGGACGGCACGACGCTGACCTTCGCCAGCACTGCCGCCGGGACGGTCCTGCCGATCAAGACCACGCTGGTTCTGAGCACTAATACAACCGCTACGGGCATCATCGGTTTCAAATGACCATCAGCCTGGGCATTAGCCTTGCCAATCCGCGCGGTGCGGCAGTCAGCACGGTGCCGACTGACGGCCGGACGCTGTCGCTGAATTTCGCCAGCCAGCTCTATCACGGCTGTGCGGTCGGCGGCACGCTCGCGGCCAGGACCCTGGCGCAGCTGGTCACGGGCGCCACCGGGACCGCGACACCGGGCGCGTCGGGCTGCCTGATCCAGGCCGCCGATGACGTGAGCGTGGTCATGTCGCCGGCCATCTTTGGCGGTGGCTCCTGGTTTCAGACCACGGCCGGGACGATCTACGCACACGCTGTAATTGCGTATGTCAACGGCAGTTTCCCGCGTATTTTCGAGTTCACCGATGGGACTGATAACAACAGAGTTATCGGCCGGTACAACACAACCTCCGATATCGGGGCTGCGGTCACGGTCGGCGGCTCTGATGAGGAGCTGGCCAACACGCCCTATGCCCAGACGGTGAAACTTGCGATTGCGTTCGACGGCAGCGGTTTCAAAAGTTGTTTGAACGGTGGCACGGTGCAGACCGGGGCGGCTGTCGTGGCGGCGGTGAATGCGTGCCAGCTGGGCAACCGCGGCACAACCAAAAATAGGCAATTAGACGGAAATCTCCGTGAATTTCGCTTCTACCCGACGAAATTCTCCTCCGGCGCCCTCCAGACCCTGACAACCTGATGGCCCTGACCAGCTACGCCACCCTGAAAGCGTCCATCGCCGCGTGGCTGATGCGCGCCGACCTGACCGATGTGATTCCGGACTTCGTGGCCTTGGCCGAAGCCGATATGTTCTCCCGCCTGCGCCTGCGCTGCATGCTGACCCGGGCCACAACGACGCTCGGCACGGACGGTTACGAGGAACTGCCCCTGGACTTCCTGCAGATGTGGCGGCTCAAGCTGGATGAGGTTGAGCTGGAGTTCAGCCCGCACACCCTGATGGCCAGCTTTGCCGAGGATTGGGCCGGCTCACCCCAGAAATACTACTGCATCACGGGCGAACAGCTGCAGCTGGCCCCGCCCTCCGGGGGCAGCCCGGCCCTGCTGGAAATGGCCTACTACGCCAAGCCCGACGCTCTCAGCGACACCATCACCTCAAACCGCATCCTGGAAGCCAGTCCGGGCGTCTACCTGTTTGGCTCCCTGGTCCAGAGCGCTCCTTATCTGGGCGACGACCAGCGCATCCAGACCTGGAAGATGCTTTACGACGACGCGGTCAAGGTCTTGCAGGACGCTGACGATGCCGCCGAATTTTCCGCCGGCCCCCTGGTGATTCGCTCAGCCAGCACGGAGATGACGCCATGAGTGACGGCCCGACCCACTTCCTGATTCCCCGCGAAATGCTGGATGGCTTGATTGCCTACCTCGGGCGCCGGCCTTACGCCGAGGTTGGTATGGCAATGCAGGCGCTGGAACGGCTGATGCCAGCCCCGCCCCAGCCGGAACCCCCAAACGAGCCTGTGGAATGAGTACCACCTGGACGCGCCGGATCGACGGCAGTAGCGTCTCGGTCAGCGGCGAGGCCGCGGCATCTGCAGCCGCTGCTGCACTGAGTGCCACGGCTGCCGCAACCAGTGCCGCTGCGGCGGCGGCGAGCGTGGCATCTTCGGTGACGGCGACCGGCGGCACAGTGGCCCGCACCCTGGCGGCGCGCTTCGCCGACATGCTGCACGTCGATGATTTCACCGGGGCTGACCCGACCGGCGTGGCCGACAGCACGGCAGCCTTCACGGCGGCGTTTGCGGCGCTCGGGACGGATGGCGGCACGATCTGGCTGTCACAGGGCGGCACGTATTATGTCGCAACCAGCTTCACGATCCCGGTTCGCTGCCAGCTCCGGGGGCACTTCATCAAACCGGGGTCGGGCGCCTCGCCGATCCTGGAGCCGTATTCAACACGCGGTTCCACCATCAAACTCAACCCGGCCGCCACGATCACGGTTGCCAGCCTGAGCGGGTTCGACGGGATCACTATCGTCAACTCAGCGCTCACCATCCCCTTCAGTCAAGCGAACGCGGCGACGCAGGTTGCGGCATTCAGCGGCACGGCGGTCAGCATCACGGGCAAGGACGTGACGCTCCGGAACGCGCTGATCCTGGGCTTCGCCAAAGCGGTGTTTTCGTTCGGCGCGCAGCGGTTCGTGATCGACAATGTCCTGGTGGACTGCACCGCCGGGTTCGATCTGACCGCAACTTATGACATCGGCCGTATCAGCAACTGCCATTGCTATCCGTACCTCACCGCCGAGAACGTCTGGAGCGCTGCTGACCCGGCGATCATCACACGCACGGGCATTGCGTACCGCATGGCCGATGTCGGTGACTGGAACAAGCTGACCAATTGTTTCAGCTATGGCTACGCCTGCGGCTATGAGATCGATACCGCCGACGATTGCCAGCTCGTCAGCTGCTCCGCCGACTACAACGCCGCGATTGCGTCCAGCTCGATAGGCTTCCGGATCAAGGGCACCGCCAAGCGGACGGCATTGATTAGCTGCCAAGCGGCGGCCCAGAACGATGGCGTCTACATCGATACGACTGGCGGAGCAACAACGCGCGTCCTTGGCTGTAGTTTCTGGAGCAATGACCAGTCGGCCATCCATGTGATCAACGGTCGGGCTCAGGTTATCGGCTCGTCGGTTTCGGCATCGCCATACGGCATCCTGGCCGGGGCGGCGGCGGATGATCTGGTCATCACCGGCAACTACTTCGAAACCTGCGCCACCTCGCCGATCAGCCTGCCGGCAGCGGTGCGGGCGATTGCGCGGGTCAGGGATAACGTGTTCAGCGGCTGCACCGATACGGTTGGTGATACCAACGTGTCGTTTGGCGGCATCGTCTCGGCCACGCCGGCCATCGGCATCGATGGCGCCGCGACCAACAACCGGACCATCCAATGGACGACCGCCGATGCCAAGAGGTGGTCGCTGTATACCAACGGCACAGCCGAGAGCGGCAGCGATGTCGGCAGCGATTTTGTCGTCAATCGCTACAATGATGCGGGCACCTTCCAGGACTCGCCGCTGACAATCACCCGCTCAACCGGCGTCGTCAGCCTGACCCAGAACCTCGCCCTGGCGAAGAGCGCCAAGTTTTCGGGCGTCGTCGGCACGGCGGCAGCGATCACGGTTGACGGCGCTGCGGGACAAAACCGTATCCTGGAATGGCAATCAGCCACTTCGACGCGCTTCAAGGTCTATGTCAACGGAACCGCCGAGGGTGGCTCCAATGCTGGTTCCGACTTCGCCATCAACTCCTACACCGATGCCGGGGCGTTCCTTGCAACGCCGCTGACGGTCACTCGATCTTCCGGCATCACGACGCTGACCAGCGCCAAGATCACAGGCAACATCGGGTTTTACGGCACGACGCCAGCCGCCAAACCGGCGATCACGGGCAGTCGGAGTGCAAATGCCGCCTTGGCCGACCTGCTGACCAAGTTGGCAGCCCTTGGCCTGATCACCGACAGCACGAGCGCTTAAATCATGACCACTTGGACAGTAGAGGCCGAGAGCGCCAGCCAGACCGTCGGCCTGGGCGCTGCGGCGTCGGCCAGTGCTGCCGCAGCCAGTGCCACCGCTGCGGCATCCAGTGCAACGGCGGCGGCAACCAGTGTGACGGCGGCGGGGCTTAACGTCAGAGTAGCCCCTTACAGTGCTACCGGCGACGGGACGACCAACGACACGGTAGCGATTCAGGCGGCAATTGATGCCGCCCCGGATGGCGGGCGGCTGCGCATACCGGCCGGGAATTACCGGGTCAATGAACTCACCATCGCCAAAAACATCTGGATCGAGGGGGATGGGTCCAACAGCACGCACATCCGGCGCGTCCTCGTCACGACAGGCGGCGCGCTGTTCAAGGTGACCAATGCCGGCGGGCAGCTCGCCATCACCGATTTGGAGCTGAACGGTCAGGGCCGGGCGGACTACTGCGTCAAGTTCGAGGACTGGGCAGGCGTCGGCTCGCCCTATCTCAAAAGCCTCTACATGACGCGCTGCAAGCTCTACGACGGCGTGGTCAACAATGTCTATCTCGGCAACCGGCGCTTCCTGGCGTTCTGCTCTGATACTGAGTTCTACGGCGGGGCCACGCCGGTCAGGCTCTATAACGGTGGCGACCATCGCTTTGTGAATTGCGATTTCGGCGCCGGCACGGGCGACGGCTGCAAGGTCGAGGGCCAGCTTGCCACAGTCTTCACCGGCTGTTTTTTCTACGGCAACGACGGCAACGGCCTTGTGCTGGACACCACCAGCAGCCGCTGTCAGGTGCTCGGTGGCTCAATCGACAACAACGACCTGTACGGCATCAAGCTGCTGGGCAAGAACCATGCAGTCGTCGGCGTGCGGTTCGCTGGCAACGGCGTCACGGGTGGCGCTGGTTATGCCGATGTGTATGCGCTCGGCGCCTACAACATGATGTCGTGCTGTGCCTTTGCCGCTGCCAGCCCGGCGACGCAGACATACCGGATCGTGTTCGATGCGTCGGGCGTTAAGATGAAGACCTCGGGCAACTCGGTTGATGCCTCGCTCGGGACACCCTACCTCACCGCGTTTGCGTCCAACGCCGCCTTGCTGATCGACAGCACGGCCGATGGTCTGCAGGTGGACCCTTCCGGGCATGTCCTGGTCGGCGACACCACGTCACGGGCCGGCGGCGAAAAACTGCAGGTGCTGACCAATGGTGCTGTGTTCAATGCGGGGGGGTCAGCACAGTTCAACTTCTATCGCGCCAACGGGTCGGTCAGCGTCCCGACCCTGGTTCCCACCGGCAACTACATCGGGCGGCAGATCTTCTACGGTTACGACGGGGCGGCGTACCAGACGGTGGCGGCCATCGACGTGCTGACCGATGCCGCCACGGGCGCCGGGGACATGGCGGGGCGCGTCAGCATCTCGACCACGCCGGACGGCTCCACGACCCTGGCGGAACGGCTGCGGGTGGACAACAAGGGCAATGTCATCGCGCCCTATTCGTCAGGAACCATCTCGACCAGTGCCACCGACGGTTTCCTCTACGTCCCGGCCTGCTCGGGCACGCCGACAGGGGCGCCGACAGCCTACAGCGGACACTGCCCGGTGGTTGTGGATATCACGAACAACAAGCTGTACGTGTATTATTCCAGCGCCTGGAAATCGGCAACGCTGGCGTGAGGATTTCCTGATGGTCAGCGTTCCCCGTGATGCTCCAGCCTGGGCGCAGCAGCTGGCCGACGACGTCAGCCGGGAGCTGCGCGTGCGCGCCCGGGGCTTCCCGCTCTCGCTGGCACCGTTTCCCAAGGCGGATTTGCCCTTGGCATCCCGCTGGCTCGATCACTGGATTGTCGTCACCGATGACGTGGGCGGCCGGGTGCCGGCTTTCTCGGACGGCACCAACTGGCGTCGTTGCACCGACCGCAACATCATTTCGTAGAGGCTGACATGCCGAGCACTCCCTCCACCCGGTTGCGCGTCGAAAAGCAGGCGCTTGGGGAAAATAGCGCGCTGTGGGGCGCTCCGAAACTCAATGCCGC